GCAGTTTCCCACAGAGGTCGATTTCAAATTCTTGGCCGAGTTTGAAATGGGCAATCTCGACGATACTGCATTCGGAGCCCCCCCTGGCTTCCCCATTCTTGACGATGAGTCAGAAGTGGAGCCAGAGGCGGCAGAATTGCTCGTCGAGGGCGCTACAGTTCCCGGTTTGTCCGGGTCTGGCGCCACGATGGGTGGTTCTAAGGATGGAAAGAGGAGTGGTAAGAGCCCGACGCGCGAGTCTCGGCTCCAGATGCTGCGAAGCGTCTGGAGCGCGGCCGTTGCTGCGATCGTTCAAACCCCTCTTCATTCCAAGAGTATTAGGCCTGACGTGAAGGCTTGGCACCTTCACGTCTGGAAACGGCTCGGACAGATCGCCGGGGGCCGTGGAGTTGAGTGCGCCGTAGCTGAGATGAAGAATCTCGCTTCGGCCTGCCGTGCAGCGTGGGTTTCATCGAAACCCCCGACGCACTGGGCACTCCGCTCCTGCCCCCCACATCTCCGACGCTCCCAGAACACCTGGGCGCAGCTGAGCATGCTCGGCCGCGCCCTGCCTACTGGGTCGGCCCGCCACACTCGGGAGAGTCTTGTTGCTCACAAGACGGTCTTAACTTCCGAGTTCGTGACGGACCAGGAGTCCCTGGTGTCAATCAGAGACTTCGCGTCGTCCTGGGCGAAGCAGTACCTCCCCCGTCATCCTGAGTGGTCGACGGTGGCCGGGATCCCGCAAGGGACCTCGGCGACCTACGACTGCACTCGTGACGAGGGGGGCCTGTCTCGCTCGGTATCCGAGTCCTTGGCTTTTGAAGCCGACTACCTTGAGCCCCATGACGAGATGCCTGAAGACTGGCATATGATCGTCAAAGAGCTCTCCTTAGTCGGCTCCGCACTGTCCGAACAGTGGCCCCCCTTCCCCAAAGGGAGGGTGGTCACCATCGAAGAGCGAGGTCACAAGGTACGCATCGTGACCGCCATGCAGCGGTACGCGCTCGTACTTGGTCACCTCGCTCGCCGAAGGCTTGCTCTAGGGCTACAAAGGTGGCCCTTGACCAAGCATGTTCGGGAAGGCGAGCCAAGGAAAGTAGGCGCGGACTTCGTCGGCGCCGCCGGCCACGTCTTGTCCTCCGACTTGAAGTCGGCCTCGGACCTCATTCCCCTCGATGTCGCGCAAGCGCTCGTCGATGGACTTGAGGACTCCGGCTGCTTCCTGCCGGCGGAACTCCACGGTCTCCGTCTTGGGACGGGTCCCGTAGAGGTGACGTGGCCTGGCGGCGAGACGGCAGTGACCAGCCGAGGCATCCTTATGGGATTGCCCACGACCTGGTCGCTGCTGTGCCTCTACCATGGTTGGGCTTGGAAACAAGCCACCTTGGCAAACACTGGTCCCGTAGCGCGGCAAGCCGTCGCACGCATTTGCGGCGACGACTTGCTGGGAGTCGCTACGCCTTGGTGCCTGGACGCCTACGAAGCAGCAATGCTTCGTACTGGCGCCCAGTTCTCCAAGGGCAAACACTTCCGTTCCCGGAACAGGGGAGTCTTCCTCGAAGTCCTTTGGGACTTCGCGGGCACACCCGAGACACTGGTGGATGGTTTAGTCCCCATCTACCGCACAGTGTCTCGTAAGGGAGGCGGTCAGAAGAACCGCAAGAGGATCTTGGTTAACACCGTTAAGGTCCTCCGAATCACCCGGACTCGCGCCCACCACTCTATGCCTCTCAAAGGGCTTGTGGTAGGCGACGCGCCATTCGGTCACGGCCCTCAAGAGGCGCCGGACTGGTGGCTGGCAGGAGTGGCTGAGACAGACTATCTCAGACACTTCCGCCCCCGGATGGTTCACGCGGTCGCCCGTACCCTACGGAGACGTCTGCCAGACGTCTTCGAAGGTATGGGCGTTCCGCCCTTCCTCCCTCGCGAGCTCGGAGGGGCCGGCCTAGCCGGACCCCCCGCTACTCGACGTGTGCCCCCATCTCATCTTCGCGCAGTAGCTACACTCCTCTACGGTCAGACTAGCCATCTGACATCCTTTGAGAGGGTGTGGCGAGAAGCACCTCGCAACCGGTTCGACCGCTCGGCGGCCAAACAAGTTGACGAGGACTTCTCGAAGCTACTGACGCGCCTTAACGGCCTTCCAGGCCCACCTGACTGGGTCCCCCTCGGTGATCCCGAGGAGATTCGACAGTCGGCAACGCGGCGCATCTCGCAAGAGATGTCCCTTGCCTTCGGGGTCGACGGTACTGACCTCGCGGTCAGATACCCCCCAATCCAGGAGGTGTGCAGGCGGATCGTTAAGGTGCGTGCTACGATACTG